CTATTTCCGACTGGCGGCGATGGTCGCCTTGGTCAGCTTTCCGCTGCGGTCGCGAATCAGCACTCGGTATACGAACCCGGCCGCCTCCTGGCACAGCGTCGTCCGCACGATCGCCCCGCCGATCCCCGGCGGCAACTCCGTCTGCAACTGCTCGACCGTCGCCAATTTCTCCCGGGCGACGATCATCGCGGCGACCGACCAGTCCTCGAAACAGCGTTCCTCGCCGGCAGCCGACCGGCCCGACGTCGCCATCAGCATGCTCGAAACCAGGAGGATGGTCACCAAATCAGAAGTCACTATTTTCATGAGAACCAATTACGAGCCCTGCCATATGCGTCAGCATCGCGAACCTAATGGCGGCGGCCTGAACATCGGCTGAATGCCCAGGCCGTCGCCGGCTCGCGCTCGCGTGGCGTCGCGCCAAAATCGGAAGAGGTTGCGGCCACGATGCGATTTTGGCGCGACGGGCCGCTAGAGGCGGAGAGAAACCGCCCGCCGCTCGATCGGCGCCTCGGCCCGCATCCGCCCGTAGATCGCCATCAGCGTGCCGACCAGGCCGCCGATCGCCTGAGCGATCTGCACCACCTGCTCGCCGAGCATGCGCACCATCTCACCGGAAACATCGATGCCGATCACCGGTCCGATCACCGGCAGCACCGTCGACAACGCCGTGACGATGACGCCCCAGATGGTCATCGACTCCCCCCACCACTTGGCCTGCGGGCGTGACGCGGCCACGTTCTCGTTCGTCATGTCTCGTTCTCCTTCATGTGTTGATGAACGTTTCGTCAGTTGCCCATTCCCGCGTCCCGACATGCGTCGCGCCGCCTCGGCGAGCGTGAGATCGACACGGTTGAGCCAGCCCCGCCCGAACCGCCAGAAATGCGGCAGCGCGCGGTATCGCTCGCGGCGGATGTCGGCGTAGCGCACCAGCGTCGCGCGGAGCGGTCGCGCCTCGATCGCGGCCCTCGTCTCGGGGCCGATCTCGCCATCGACGCCGGCACCGACGGCCTCCTGCAACATTCGAATCGCGGTGCCGACACCGTGATTGACGGCGGCATCGAAATGCATGATCGCCAGCGGCGCCGGCATCGCCTCGCAGCCTGCCGGCAGCCAGTATCTGGTTTCATAGATCTCGCGCACCATCGCATCGGGAATGCGCTTCAGGCGCTGCACCAGCCGCGCCCTGTTCTTCTCGTCGTTGGCCGCGCCGATCCACTTCGCATAGACCGCGAGCGTGATGCCCTTGTTGGTCGGCCCCCCCGGATCGTGTGCATCGTCGCTGAACCCACCTTCCATTTCGAGCACGTGCGCCAGTGCCGGACCGAAGCCGCTGTCCGCGACGGTTGCGGGCAGTTGCGCCGGGGCCGCGGCCGGGGTCTGGGTCTGGGTCTGGGTCTGGGTCTGGGCCTCACCGCGGACGACAGTCCCGGATGCCTCCGCCTTCGCCGTCTCGCCGGTGCTCGCGGCGCTGCTCGCGTCCTTTGGCCAGCGCAGTCCGATCACCCGGCTCTTCGGGAACGACTGGACGGACACCTCCTGCCCCTGATTGCCGCCGAGCAATTGGAACTGCTCGCCGGCCTCTCCGACGATGAAGCCGACGTGCCCGAGCGCCGGATCGCTGCCACGGCTCAGCACCGCCAGCGCTCCGAGTTGCGCTGCCTCCAGTGGAACGCCCCATCCGAGATAGCTGCGAGCCATCAGCGATCGCGTGCTCCTGCGGCCGCTTCGCTCCAGGCACGCACCGACGAACGCCGCGCACCACGCGACCTCGTCGCGAGCGATGTCGGCATGGCCGGCGTCCTTGAACATGGCGCGGATGCGCGGATTGTCGCGCGAGCCGGCCTGTTCGCGCACGCCGAGTTCACGCCAGGCCCATTCGAGCCAGTCGGGTTGCTGCATGGTCACTGTTTCCGCTGTTGGACTGCTCGAACCGACGGGTGGTGGCGCTCATACCGTCGAGCCGAAATCTCGACTCGTGAATTCTGCGGGCGGCTCGACGGTATGAGCTCCTGATTGCGCGCAGCCGCCACACCAACCCTTCGCGCGTGATACCTGCGTGCTCAGACCACAGGTCGAACCTTTCGCTCTGCGGTATCAGACCAGCGCCGTCCGCCCTGTACCGCGGCCCGTGGCCGCGCTCATCTGATGCACGCGAACCGCGTAGGCCGCCTGCACGCCGCCGAAGTCCGCGATCTGCGCGGCGAGCGGATAGACGACGCTCGGCGCATTCGATGCGAGCGTGCGCTTCACCTCGGCGCCGTCCAGAATATCGACCTCGTAGGCTTCCGCCGCCTCACCGAGCGGCACCTCGATCAGCTCCCAGCTGTCCCCGCCGACCCGCGTGCGCCTGATCCAGCGGATGGTGAGATCGCCGCCCGCCGCCTGATCACGATCGGATCGCACATGCACCGGCGAGAGTGTGCGCAGCCCCGCCCCGACGAAGGCATGCGATGCGGCTGCATAGGTCGCGTCTCCGATGTTGCGCGTCGACGGCCCGTACTTCCAATGATACGGCAGCCCGATCTCGTCGATCCGGATCGGCACCACCGCCCGGCTCTGGTCGAGGATCACGAATGGCGCACCGGCCGGAACCACGCCCGCCATCGCCGTCTCGGTGCCGGCTTGACCGCGCAGCAATCCGGACAGCCGATACGTGTTCGGCGCAAGCAGCTCCGCGGTCTCGAACTGCAGCACCTCCCATTGCCCCGAGGCATTGCGCACCGCCGCCGCATTGCGCCCAGCCAGCACTTGCACGTCCGTCGCCGAGGTCAGCTCGCCGCCGCTGACTTCGACCGTCAATCGCGTCGCACGGTCCAGTCGCCCCTCGGGCCCCGCCGGCAGGTCCGTCAGCGTCGACCCGATGATGGCCGGGGCCACGATCTGCGCCTTCAAGGAATATCCGGCCGCATCGGGGGACGCATAAACGGCAATCGAGCCCGGCCACGGTGTCTGGCGCGCAACCGCATAGCCGGCTTCGGGCGGCTCGTCCCCGGTCAGCAGCGGCAGGTCCAGGAAGTAAAGCAGCGGCTGCCCGGCGAGCTGCACATCCTGGCTCGGCGCCGGCCGCACTGGCGCTGCCACCAGATCGTAGACGTGAGGGTCGACGGCACGCGCCTCGATCTGCCGCGCACCACGGTCTCCCACTTCGGTCACGCGATAGAGACGCTCGACACCATCGACCAGGATCGCCAGCACGTCCCCCGGCTCGACCGCGATCCGGCTCGGCGGCAACACGAATGCTGCCCGCTCGCGCGCCGCCCAGGTCTCGTGCAGCCACGTCTCCGCGATGCTGCCCGCCTGCTCCTCGTCGAGCACGATCGCCAGCTCCGCCTGCGACACGCGCGCGCTGACACCCGTCAATGGCCGCGATTCCGCAACCGCCTGGCGATAGTCGCCGCCCGTGCCGATATAGGTGATCTTGGCCGCCGCCGGCAGCTCGGTCTCCTGGCCTCGCGTCAGCGTCAGCAGTGCATCCTCGGCGCGCGGCTCGACCAGATCGTCGAGTGACAACTCCTCGACCGCCGGCTGCATCGCCCGGTGGCGCAGCACGATGCGTCCGCCACTCTCGATGGCGTCGAAGAAATACGCGAGCCCGAGCGGCTGCAGCGCATCGCGCACCGACATCACCCGGTCGACGACATAGCCCGGCACGATGCCCAGCAGACCGCTCGCGTCGTAGTCGACGAAGCCGGCATCCGCCATGATGGCATCGACGACGGCCTCGAGCGTTGCGCTGGCGATGCGGCCGTTGAGCCAATGGCCGAGCCGCCAGTTCTCGCCATCGCCCCACACTTGCGTATTGGCGGGAAATGCAGGATAGGGCCGCGCGTCCCAGGCATATACGTGAACCCGTTCGACATCGACCATGCGACCGCCGTAGACCGTCGAAATCGGGTTGGCGCCGACGCTGTACACATCCGAGGCGGGATCGAACGCGCCGATCAGCGCGCGCAGGTACTGCCGCTGCATCATGTCGTCGCGCCGTCCGCGAGAATAGTACGGCAGCGCGTTCTCCGAGCTCTTCGGATCGACGAAGACATTGGGCTGATTGGCACCGAGATCGACGGCCGGGCAACCGATCTCCATGAACCAGAACGGCTTCGATTGCGGCACCCAGTCCGTCGCACTCGTCGCCTCGATGCCGCCCGGCCGGTCGTAATGCAGCTCACTCCACCACGACTTGATGTCCTTGTAGCGGAAGACCCACGGCTTGCCCGTCCCGTCCGTGATCGGTGTGCGAAGTTGCGCATCGCGAGCGTTCGCATCGGCGTAATACCAGTCGTAGCCTTCACCGCCCGCGACGTTGCCCGCGAGGTAGCCGACCTCGTAGGGGCTTCGCGCGCCGGCGAGATAGTCGAGATGGCCACGGCCGTCGCGCCAGTCCGCCAGCGGCCAATAGAGATCGATGCCGATCGCGTCGATGCCGGCCGACGCCCACAGCGGATCGAGATGGAAGTAGAGATCGCCACTGCTATCGGTCGGTCGATGCCCAAAGTACTCGGACCAGTCGGCCGCATAGGTCACCTTGGTGGACGCGCCGAGAACACTTTTGACATCCGCCGCGAGCGCCACCAGCGCCTGAACGAACGGGTAGCCGGATGCGCTGCTGCGTACCGTGGTCAACCCACGCAGCTCCGTGCCGATGACGAAGGCATCGACGCCGCCCGCCGCCTTTGCCAAGTGCGCGTAGTGCAGCACCATGCGCCGGAAGCTCCACTCCGCCGGACCACCGTAGGCGACGGTGTCGCCGTTCACGGTGAAGTGCGAAACCGCTGCGGTGCCGACGAAGCTCGCGATCTGCGCCGCCGCTGCCGCCGTCTTGTCGACGCTGCCGACCACACCCGGCGCCGGATCGCACGTGATGCGTCCACGCCAGGGATACGCAGGCTGCGCGCTGGCAACGCCATATGGATCGGGCAGGGAATTTCCGGCGGCGATGTCCATCAGGATGAACGGCGTCAGGGTCACGCCATAGCCCCGCTCCTTTAGGTCGCGGATCGCCGCCACCACCGTATCGTCGGAGGGCGTGCCACCATATGCCGGCCGACCCTCGCGTGAACTCACGGTTGTCGCGACACTGCGGGCCAGTCCCGTAACGGTCCACTGCGCGGGGCTCGTCACCTTGAAGGCATCGTCGACGGCGGGGCGCACCTCGCACACGCCGGCGCGCAGATCGGTGCCGAACCAGCTCACGACCAGTGACACGTTCGCGATACCCGGCAACGCGGCCTGCATCTGGTCGAGCGAGATGCTCCAGTCGGTGCCGCCTTGCCGCGTGTGCACGTTCTCGGCCGATGCGCTGCCCGCGCCGAAGCCGCGCGAAACCGTCGTCGGCGAATAGACGAACTCGCCGGATCCGGGAATGAGCACGATGCCGCGCACGGTCTCGCGAAACGCATCGAGATCGCGAAAGACCTCGAAGGAGAGCTGCGGAATCCGGTTGCCGAAGTCCGCCAGCGCCAGCCGCTCGAAGACGACGTAGGCGATACCACGGTACGCGGGCGCGTTGTCCGCGCCGACGCGCGCCGCGATCAGGTCGTCGGGCATCTGTGTCGCGCCGCCGTTGTGCACGCGATACGTGACGCCGGAGAGGTCGAGCTCGGCGCCATCGGCCCATATGCGACCGATGCTCGCGATTTCTCCCTCGGCGATCGCCACCGCGAAGCTCGCGTAGTAGCGATAGGTCACGCTGGTTGCGCCGCCACCTGCGCCGAGCCCCTTGCCGCCGCCCCCTGCCGAGGACGTGACGACCTCCTCCGCAATGTCGTCGGCCCAGATGACTTGCCCACCGAGCCGCGCACGCCCGTAGACACGCGGCACCGGCGCGCCTTCCGTCGACGCCGTCACGTGCAGATCGGTCATGCGCGGCCCGTGAACCGTTTGCCCGGTGCCGCTCGCGCCCAGCAGCATCTGGTCGACATAGGATCCGGCCATCGCGCCAATCTGCGATCCGATTGCGGCTCCGCTCAGCGTCGCCCCGAGCATCGTCACGCCAGCGGGCAACAGTGTGCTTCCGACCGCAGCGCCCACCGCGGCCAATGCCAACGTCGCCATCAGCTCACCTTCAGCTCTCGATATTGGGAAATGCGAACACGCCGGCGATCCTTCGCCGCCACCACGTCGTCAGCGCCACCTCGCGCGTCCCGATCGCCTCCGCCGCGTGCACCATCTGCTCGCCGCCGGTGATCACCGCGACATGCTTGGCACGCGCCTCGCACCGCATTCGAAACACGACGATGTCACCCGGCTCGGCCTGCTCGCGCGACTTCGCGACCAGATGACGTGACGCTGCTTCGAGCAACGTCTCGGTCCCCAGCGCTTCCGCCCAGTCGGAGGAATACGCCGGAGGCTGCTCCGCTTCGACTCCGTAGAGCTCGCGGTAGACTCCGCGGACCAGACCGAGACAGTCCGTGCCAATGCCCTTGGCACTCGCCTGATGGTGATACGGCGTGCCGATCCAGCTTCGCGCCACTGCCACGATGTCCGACCGCCGCAGCATCCCGGAATGCCCTTGAGCCATCGCCGTCACGATCCGCCGCTCCGCACATGGCTGGTCACGAAATCGTTGCCGGGCATGTGCGGAAAGCCCCGATAGTTGACGGCATTCGCGTATCGATCGCGGCACGTCGCCAGATGCTTGTCGCATCCTGCGGTGATCGTGAAGGTCTGGCCGGCGACCAGCGGTGCCCGAGCCGGCTGCCACAGCTCGATCGAGACCACGCCGCCGGCGACCGCGTGGCGCTTGACCTCGCAACGTTGACCTGTCGCCGCACCCGACGTGAACGTCACCAGACCGCGCGAGAACCAGTCGGCGGCATAGGCGCCGAGCCCCGACGCGGTGATCCGGCGCAGGTCCGCCGCAGCGACGATCGTGGCCGCCGCGGTGAACTCGGGCGAGCCGAGCACTACGCCACAGCGCGCGTCGCCGAGATCGGCATCGCAGGTGTATTGGAACATGCGCCCCTGCGGCTGCTGCAGATAATGCGCGAGCCCGCGCACTTCGGCCGCGAAGCTGCCGCCTGCGCGGCGCACCTCGCCGAGACTGCCGGAGCGCATCAGAACGCGCTGTGCCGTATCCTGCCAATTGACGCGGAGGATCTCGACACGCGCGTCGTCGTAGGCGCCTGCCGCCAGATCGGCCTCCGACAGCCGCTCCGACGACAGCGCGCTCGTCACCTCGAGATTGTCGACGCTGAGCCCGACCGCATCCTTGATCTCGCTCGCGGTGAACCCGGCCGCCGCCTCGAACGTCGTGCCATCGAAGGTGAGATCGCGATCGTGGTCGGTGAACCCGAGGACGGTTCCGTCGTGTCGCGTCAGCCGCCAGCACCAGCACAGTGTGGTCGCGCCGCTCGCGATGTGCGCGCGAAGGCCGGGGGAGAGTGTCTTCATATGCGGATCTCGATGATCGGAATGCTCGGTATGGCGCCGTGGCGGAAGCCTTGGAGGTTGATCTCGAGGCGGTCCGTGTCGAACCGCACCGGCACGTCGAACGCGAATCCTGCGGTGATCACCGCCCCCGGCGCCGGCACGTGGCCGGCAAGGAATGTCACGCCGCCGATCGCATGATCGATCGCACAGTGCGTTCCCGGCAGGCGCGGCTCACCATCGACGGCGATCAGCACGCTTCCGTCGACCGGCTTCATGATCACCCTCTTCCACGGCGCGAACGCGCTGCCGTAGGTCTTGCAGAGCTGGAACACGGCCGTGCTGCCGTCACCGGTCCCGATGACCTGATCGACCGCCGTCGCCACCTGCTCCGGCGGACACGATTTCCAGTCGGCGGGGTCGCGCCAGCGGAAGCCGTGCAGTCGGCCGCGCCGCTCCTCGAAGAACGCGATCACGGCATTGAGGTCGTCGAGCGACCGGACGCCATATCCTGCGTTGTAGTTGCGCCGTGAATCCGCCCATCGCGCGTTGCGTTCCTCGTGCCCCGATCCGAGTACGACGACATCGGTGCGCCGTTCCGGCCCTCCCTGCGACGCGCGCGATATGCCGGTCGGAAAACGAACTTCGTGAAAGCTCATGCGGCAACCTCGCTGCCTGATCCATTCCCGTGCATCACAGGTTGCGCTGTCCATAGGCGACCGCGCGCGCCAGCATCGCCGCCACCTGGCTTTCCGAGCGCCGGAAGCTCTCGGCGTCGCTCGTCGTCACGTTCATGGTCACTGAAATGCCCTGGCCACCGCCACTCGCCACCACGCCGAGCCGACCATCTGGGCCGCGTGCCAGCGGCAGAATCGCTTCTGCTCCGCGCTCGCCCGCGATCCCCATGCGCCCGTTGGCCAGCGGAAACCCGATCGGACTTTGGATCACACCGCCGCTCGCGAACGGCACCGGCATGCCTTGCTGGAATGCGCCACCGTTGGCGAAGCCGAAGCCACCCTGGAGAACGCTCGAGAGAATGTTGCCGATACCTTGCTCGAGCGGCTTCATTGCCGCCTTCAGCACCATGTTCGACAGACTGAGCGCCAGAGACTTCAGCACGTCGCCGAGGCTGCGGCCCTTCACGGCGATCCCCTCGAACGCATCGACGAGGGATGCGCTGAACTTGCGGCCGAGCGCCTGCGCGTCGTGCAACTCCTTGCTGAACTGCGATGTGTCCGCGCTGATCCGAACCACCCACTCGTCACTCGTGCCGTCATCGATCATGGCTGCACCTCGTCGGGATAGCATTGCATCAACTTGGCGACGTCACCGCGCGAGGGTGGCTCGCAAATCGCATTCGAACCGGCGCCGAGGAAGCGCAGCGCCGCCTCCAGCTCTTTCAGAGTCATGCTCCAGAAGGAGCGCGGCTCCAGCCGCAGCAGCCCGAACGCCACCGCCATCACCTCGTCCCAGGGAAAGGGCTGCGGCTGTCAGCCTCCCGCCCGTCCCCGATGCGCCGCTCGACCCGGCCGGCCCGCTCGTCACCTGCGAAGGTCGCTGCCAGCAGTCGCGCCACCACATCGATGAAGCCCGCCGCGCCGCGGTCCGCACGCATACGCGCAACGTCGGCATCGCCGACATCCTGGCCGGCGCCGCGCAGTCCCGCTCCGATGATGCGCACGGCATCGCGCGCGGAGATTCGACCGGCTTCGAACCTCGTCGCCAGTGCCAGCATATCCTCGTCGCCGAACGCCGCCTCGAGCTCTGCCAACGCGCCGAGCGTCAAGCACAGGCGATACGGCTTGCCGTCGAGCACGGCGTCGATCTCACCGCGATGTGAATTGGCCATGCCTGCGTCTCCAGTCGATCCCGTTCACGCCGTGACGAACGTCAGCTCGCCCGCGCTCTCGAGCGACAGCTCGAATGCAACCTCGCCGTCGTGCCGGCCGGTCAGCTCGAACGATGCGATCTGCATCGCACCCGTTACCGTGCCGAAATCCGGAATGACGACCTGCCACGGCCGGATCGTTCCGTTGAAGAAGAGACCGCGCACGATCTCGTCGGAGGCCGCGTCCTTGAAGATGCCGGATCCCGTCACCCTGGCGGACTTCACACCGGCGCCGCCGAGCAACTCGCGCCAGCGCCCGGCCGACTCCGAATGCGTCACGTCCACCGTCTCGGTATTGAACGCGATGGCCCGCGAGCGCAGTCCCGCCACCGTCGTGAACACCGAAAGCCCGTCACCGTCGACCTTCAACAGAAGGTCCTTGCCCTTTTGTGCTGCCATGCCCTGTCTCTCTGGTTGTGTCCCATTCCCGCCGATGCTTGCCGTCAGTCGATCGGCTCGGTCACCACGCGATAGCGCACGATGCCGTGATAGATTTCGCCATCGGGATCACGTCGCGCGTCGGAATACTCGTGACGCAGATTGACGATGCGATGGTCGGTCAATGCCGGCGACTGCTCGTGCAGCAGACCTTCCAGCACGGCCATTATCTGATGAACCTCCTTGCGCCCGGCCGCACGCGACCAGACGTGCAGCGTGACCACGTGCTCGTGGCCGTGCTCGGTTCCCGTCGACCAGTCGCGCGTCAGACTCTGGCCGAACGTGACGTAAGGCAGCTCCGCGCGTTGCGGGACATCGTCGTAGACGCGCCCGCCACCGAGCAGCGCCGACAGCGGCGCATGCAGCTTGAGCGCCTGGTAGAGGCCCTTCTGCAGTTCCAGTCCCGCGCTCGACATGGCTACTCTCCTTGCGCACCCGCAGTGCCGGAAGCTCGCGGTCCATCGGCGAGCGGCAATGTCGCTGCATCCGCGCGCGCCGCCCGACGACGCCACGTCGCATCCTCCGCGGCCTGCTGCAGACGCGCCGCGACCTGCGCCAGCGCAGCCGCGCCCAATCGCTCGACATTCCCGGTGATGGACACGCCGACCTTCATAGATCGCGCTCCTCGCACAGGCATTTCAGGAAGCGGCGACGCTCGCCGCTGTCGATCACGGCCCGGATTTCGAATACCCGCGCCCCGGCATTCGCGGTGAAGCGCATCTCCGGCTCGACCCCGGCGCGATAGCGCACCCAGACCTCGTGGGTGACGCGCCCGGCGAGTTGATCGGCCGTCTCGCGCTCGAAACCACTCAGCGGCCGCACGGCCCCCCACAACTGCGCGACGGCTTCCCACGTCTCGATCGCGCCGCCACAGCCGTCGTCGGCACGCACCGATTGCTCCAGCGTCACGCGGTGACGCAAATCGCCAATACGGATGTCCATCACACACGCACCGCGCGGTAGGGAGCGAGCAGCCGGCTCACGGCGTTCGGAATGGCGGTCTGAGGCGCACCGATCTCGAACGGATCGCGATGCTCGTACCAGTGCGCCACGAGCAGCAGCAGCGCGTGGCGGATCGGCGCTGGCACGTCGTCCGCCGATGCGCCGTATCCGGCGGCGAAATCGATCTCGATGCCCGCCGCACGCAGTCCCGGCTTCGGCCAGCCAGCGCTCTTGCCGACGATCCGCTGCGGCCGGCCGACCAGCGCAACGTCATACGAGCCGGCGTCGACGATCGTGCCCACACCAGCACTGTCGCGCACGCGGATCTCGCTCACCGCCGTCACCGGCGACAGTGGCAGCTTGACGATGCCGTCCTTGGGCCACGCATCGAGAATCAGCCGCCAGGACTGATCGACCAGCGCCAGCCCGAGCGCCGCCTCGATGTGCAATCGCGACGTGAGAACGAGGCTCGCGATCAGCGCATCCTCGCTCGCGCCGTCGATGCGAAGATGCGCCTTCGCCTCGTCCACGCCGACCGGCTCGACCGCCGGTCCACTCGTCATTGTCAGCGCCATCGTCGTACACCCTCCGGCTTCGAGCTGCAGGCTCACGGCCTGCGCGACGGCATCAGAATAAGAAGCGCGGCCGCCCCGGGGATAAGGACGGCCGCGCCAGTCGCCCGCGCGGTCGGGAGGAGGACCGCTCGGGAAATCAATCGTCGTTCTCGCGAGATCAGGCGGCGAACTTCAGCAGCTTGATCGCGTCGAAGTCCTGTACGCCGCCGCCGACGCGCTTGGTCGTGTAGAACAGCACGTAGGGCTTCGAGGAATACGGATCGCGCAGCACGCGAATGCCGACGCGGTCGACGATCAGATAGCCGCGGCGGAAGTCGCCGAACGCGATCGACAGACTGTTGGCGGCGATGTCCGGCATGTCCTCCGACTCCGCGATCGGGAAGCCGAGCAGCGTCGGAGATTGCCCGGGCTCGGCGGCCGGCTGCCAGAGGTAGCTGCCGTCGCCGTCCTTCATCTTGCGCACCTGCGCCTGCGTCGCGCGGTTCATGACGAAGTGGCCGTTGGCGCGATAGCCGGCCTTCACCGCGTAGACGAGATCGATCAGCACATCGCCAGCGTTGCTCGCGGGAAACGCGCCGGCGGCGCCGGTGGAGATGGTGCCGAGATTGCCCCACGTCCAGCTCGCATTCGCGACCGTGGTGTAAGTGAGGAAGCCCTTCGGCTTGTTGATGCCGTCGCCGCTGACGAACGCGGTGCCTTCCTGCTCGGCGAACGCGACGCGCACCTCCTCGGCCAACCACTCGTCGATGTTGACGGCGCTGTCGTCGAGAAGCGCCGCCGTCGCCGCGGGCATGGCGTAGAGCTCCATGGTCGGGAACGACAGCTCCGACAGCGTCGGCGATGTCGTCGTAGGGCGTGCCGCCGTCTCGCCGATCCAGCCGGTGGCGAGGCCGGTCACAGCATACGGGCGCTTGTAGACCGAGCCCGACACCTGCCGGACGCCGGCGATGGCGCGGATCGGCGAGATGTCGCGCAGCGCGCGATTGATGGTGGTCTCGGTCTCCTCCGGCACCAGGTAGCCGCCATCGGGATCGGAGCCGACCGACAGCGCCTTGCCCTCGAGCCCGCGCAACTGGCTGGTATCGCCCTTGCGCACGTAGCCCTCGAAGGCGCTCTTGTGCTGCAGCGACACGCCGGCGCGCGCCACACCGCTGCCGCCGAGCGGCGGACGGTTGGCCTTCAGCGTCAGCGTATCGAGCGCCCTGTCGATGCGCTCCAGCTTCTCGGTCGTCACCACGTCGGCCGAGCGCCGCTCGATCTCGCCGAGGCGGCGGTCGTTGGTCTCCTTGTAGTCCTCGAACGCGCGCATGAACTCGTCGAACGCCGCGCCGACGTCGCCGCCGGTCTGCTTGGTCTCGTAGGTCTCGTTGCTCTTCATGTCGTCGATCCTGTCGCTCTGTTGCTGCCCACTCGCGAGCCGGCGCTCAGTCGTCGCGCAGCCTCGCGCATGCGCTCCGCCAGACTGCCGGCCCCATCGAGGCCAGGGCGCGCATCCCGCAGCGCCTTGAGCCCCTTCAATCCGTCGCGCATCACCGCGCGCGCCTCGCTGCGGGAGAGCCCCGCGTCGCGCGTCAGCCAGCGCTCGAAGTCCCGTTCGGTCGGCACGCATCCGGCGAACGGCCGCGCCTTGCCCTTGGTGATGCGCGCGTCGGGCAGCATCGGAAACGTCACCACCGAGATTTCCCAGAGGTCGATCTTCTCGATGCGCCTGACTCCGCTCCTCGCATCGCGCCGCGCCTTCACCGCGCGAAAGCCGATCGACAGTCCGTCGATGGCCCCCGCTTTCATCAGCGCCATCACCTCGCGTGCCCGCGACGCCTCGCTGGTCAGCCGGCCGCGTGCGAACAGCCCCTTGGCATCCTCCTCGAGCTCACTCCACACGCCGATCGGCTGGCTGGGATCATGCTGGAACAGCATGCGCACGCCCGCTGCCCCACGTTGCGAGAGACTGTCGCGGAACGCGCCGCGCACCACCACGTCGCGACCGAGATCCTCGCGGTCGAACAGGCTGGCGTAGCCCTCGAACACGCCGTCGGCATCGACGCTCTTCAGGTCGAGCGGGATGAACTTGCCCTCGACGCCAGCACGCACGCGCGCGCCGTCACGATCTGCCATGAGCAAACCTCGCCTTGTTCCAGATTGTCGGAAGATTTCAGCGCAGCAATGCCGCGCCGCGGTCATTCGATCGTTCGGTACGGCTCGTCACCCGGCACAACGCCGGGCCGGTCCAGCTACGACACCGCATTCGCCACACGTGTCGCCTCAAGCCGTGAACGGTGCCCGTCGGAGAACGCGGGTGACCTGCGCAGCTCCAGCCCGCCACCCCACGCCAAGGGAACCAAGGCTCTTCATTTCGCCAATGCCTCACGCAGCATAGTCAGGAAGACACCAATGCCAGCATTGTTGAAGCAGTAATCGGAATCGCTGCTCCGCCATGCCTACGGCACGAACGCAGCGTGCTTCAGAACGCGGGGCGTCACGAACCACAAGCTTTCCCAGTCGGGATCGCCGCCACCTTGCGTCTGCCATTCGGCAACAATCGCGGCTGCAATCTCCGACTTCGTGCTCCCGTACCCCACTTGCTCGACCCAACGTCGCGGCCCGTGGTCGGCGAAGCGCGCAACGATACCGCCAACATCTATCAGCCGCTCGATGCACAGCCGCACGAACTCGGCAAGATCCTGGCCCTCGAAGCCGAAGCTCCGGCCGGCGGGCACGATCACCCAGAAACCAACTCCGTCTCCATCAAGTTCATAGGGGAGCGTGTTGATGTAGCTCGCGGCGGTATCCCCGAGAGGACTCATGCTGTTCAAACTAATCATTCGAATGAACCCTTAGTCCAGATCGCAATTGTGGATTTCCGAGGCTGTTAATGATATCGATGGTCAATCCGTGCTCTTCGCTTCGTCGCACGCCTATTACGGTGCCATCGGCGCGCCGATACGTCAGACCATTACAGCGCGACGGTGGAGGCATTTCGACTCCTGTTTTGCCGTCCGAGCCCGCAACCCAGCAGTTGCACACGCCTAACCTAGGAACGTTCTGAACGCGCGGTATTGCTCGGAGTTGAGCACATACACCGGTCGGACCTCGTCAACACCGCCCGAATCCGGCGTCCTGATCAAGCGCTCACCCAAAGCTGCGTTCAGATATGCAACCGCTACGCCGAATCTGGCTGGATCGGTAAACTCAGTGGAAAATTCCGTACCCTCATCGACGATATAGAAGTCTATTGCATGGTGCTTCTGACTCGGCATTTTAGCCCCCTAGTCCCTGTTCCTCGGATAAGCCGAGATTACAGCATATCCCCTTGGAGAGATCGGATCGTGCCTTATGTACACTCCGACAGAATATGTATCTCGGATTACGGGTTGGCTCCTAATTGTGCTCGCATAAGCTTCATACCCGGTCAGCGACGAGAATGTCTCATCCACGCGAACCTCTCGAACTATGCCGTTGGCGACCGAATCAACGGTCGCTCTGTTTGTCGGGCTGCTCAACGTCGCATTGACGAGCCTCTGAGCAGCAGCCATCGAAGTGAATGAACCCGAACGGATGTGGTGTCGCTCCGGGTCGGGGTCTGCTGCGATCGACTGGCGCACTCTTTCTTGCAGTGAAAGCTCGCTCTTGGCGACATGCTGCTTGTAGGTATGACCTCCCCGGCCTTCTTCCTCCAAGAGGTCAACCCGATAGCGATCGTCTCCATCTACCTGCGCAAGCTGGCTACCCGGCAGCCAGTAGTTGTCGGGAGTTGCGTCGGAGAGCACCGCGCCAGCACCCCCGCCCGTCCACTGCCCGCCGTCAGAGTTGCCGGCCGGCACGCGCGGCTGATCGGGATTGTACTTCGCTGCGAGCCCGCCGCCACGACCATCACCGGGCGACGTCCCATAACCCGCAGCCCAGCGCTTCTCGTCGCGATCGAGGAAGCTCGCCTTCTCCAGCCGCGTCCATAGCTGATCGCGCTCGCTCGACAGCGCCTCGATGGCATCGAGATCGGGGCGCAGCTCCAGCCCGCCGCCCCATGCCGGCCCGAGCCAGTTCGACATCGCCTTGGCCGTGCGCACCACCAGCGGCAGCACCGTCTGGCGCCACAGCGAGCGGCTCGCCTCCTGATAGTTCGAGTAGGTGTTGTCGCCCGGAATGCCGAGCAGCATCGGCGGCACGCCCAGCGCCAGCGCGATCTCGCGCGCCGCGCAGTTCTTGGCTTCGACGAAATCCATGTCCTTCGGCGACAGCGACAGCGGCCGCCAGTCGAGACCACCCTCCAGCAGCATCGGCCGGCCGGCGCCGCGCGTGCCCTGGAAGCCGGCTTCGAGTTCCTCCTTCAGCCGCTGGAACTGCTCGTCCGTCAGTTGCCCTTCGCGCGAGGCATAGACCAGTGCGCCCGAGGGCCGCGCCGAGTTGTCGAGCAGCGCCTTGTTCCACTTGCTCGCCTGGTTGTGGATGTCGATGGCGCTCGCCGCCGCCTCGATCGGGCTCATGCCGTAGTAGTCGTTGGCGGGATGGAACAGGCGCACGTGCAGCACGTTGCGCACGCCGTCGACGACGTCGCCCGCCAAGCGTATCGAGCGCCCGCCAGCCGTGTAGTCGTAGCCCTCCGGCCAGCCGTCGGCGCCGGGGATCACCCTCATGCGATCCGGGCGCAGCGCATGCAGCTCGCGCAACTGCCCGTCGATGCCGACCGCCTCGACGTAGGCGTTGCCCGACACCAGCAGATAGCCGTACCAGCTCTCGAAGAAATCGACGCTGGTATGGTCGAGGCTCGGATGCGCGACCAGATCGAGCAGCGGATGCGTGTCGAGTTCGCGATTGCCCTCGTAGAGCAGCAGCGGAATGGTCGCCGCCGCTTCGGCGATCATGCGCACCGAGCGATACACGATGGCGTTCTGCATGAAGCCTTCGCGCGCGAACGCCGCGTAGTCGCGCGGCGCCCACACCGGCTGGCCGAGTTGCTCGATGGCGACCAGGCGATGTGCCTTGCTCGCCTTCGCCTCGACATGCGCCGGCCCTTGCGCTCGCCACGGCATCAGCCGGGCCAACGCTTCCCTCATGCGCGCCATGCGGTATCCTCGTTGCTGTCTGCGACTGTCGTGCTGGATGCGCGCCGCGTCACGGCGCGTTCGGTTCAGAGCCGCCGGATGAACGGCAGCAGCGGCGGCCTTGGTTTCGGCAGCGGATCGATCATCAGGTCGGTCAGCGCCCACACCAGCGCGTCCATGCGATCGGGGCTCTTGGCCCCCGCGCGATTGTCGACACCGAACGCGATCATCTGGTCCTCGAGCGCATCGAAGCGGCCGACATGCACCACGCGGCCCTCGGCATAGAGCGCCGCGACCGGCTCGGCCCGCACCCACTTGCCGCGCGTCGCGCGCACCGTGCGCACCGGCATCGCCGCATCGATCTGCTTCAGCACGGAGACCACGAGATCGCCGCCCTGGTTGATCTCGGCGACGACGCGATCCGCGCCGTGATCGTGATAGGCGGCGCGCACCGCCCGCGCCCACTCGCTCGGCTCGCGCCCCTGCAGCGTGCGGTCGTCGATCACGTAGCCGCGTCCATCCGCACCGAGCCCCGCGACGACGATGCCGCACGCATCCGATGTCGCCGTCGCCGTCACCGGCGGATCGACCGCGACGACGATGGTGCGCAGCTCCGGCGCGTCGGCAACGCGCCGCTCCTCGATCCAGTCGCGACGCCACAGCCCACCGCTCATGTCCTCGATCAACTCGCCGTTGAGTTCCTGGCGTCCGAGCAGCGAGCCGGCATACCGCCGCGTCATCTCGGCAAGAAACGTCGGCGCCAGGTTGCCCGCATTGGCTTCGGTCGCAGCCCGGCTCGTCACCGTCAGCGGATCGGCGAGGATCGCCTTCAGCAGCGCAATCGGCTTCGGCGTCGTGGTGATCGCCACCTGCGGCAACTCACCCAGACGCAAGCCGAACTGCAGCATGTCCCAGGTCGCCTCCGCATTGCGCCACTTGCACAGTTCGTCGCACCACGCCGCCGCGAACTGCGGACCGCGCAGCGCCTCCGGCGTCTCCGCCGAGAACACCTCGGCGATCGCTCCGTTCGGCCACACCAGCAGGCCTTTTGAGACCTCGAAGCGCGGCCGGTCGGCATCGGCATGGATCGCCAGCAATCCGGATTGGCCTTCGATCATGACGCGCCGCACGTCGCCGAGCGTCTCGCCGACGAGCGCGATGCGCCCCGCCGGCTCGCTGGCGATCGGATGCTGGCCGAGCGCCTTGGCCTTGACCCATTCGGCGCCGGCGCGCGTCTTGCCGGCGCCACGCCCGCCGAGGATCAGCCAGACGCGCCACGCCTCACCGCTATCGCTGGCCGTCGGCGGCAACTGGTCGTCGCGCGCCCACACCTGCCAATCCGACAGCACGAACGCCAGATCATCGTCGTCGAGACTGCCGAGCAGCCGCAGAATGTCAGCGTCGCTCGAGCAGCGCCCCAATGCGTCGCGCAA